TCCTTGTTTAAGTTTTTATTTACTTTGTTGGATAGGAATTACTAAATAATTAGTCCTTCTTTGTACCACCAAAAGTTACACGAGTTTGCCTATCACTGCTGATCGGCATACTTGGATGCTGTTCCTTAAGAGGATCGTTTGCAATAGCGTCTTCTCGTTCTTGAGTTCTCTTTGCGTAGTACTCTTCACGAGATTTTGCGATCTCCTCTGGTATCCTAGCCAGCACTAGGCCGCCAACTCCGATAACCCCTGCGTATTTGCCGTCTTTAATTGAAGGATAATTATGATCTGGATACTCGTCTGATCTTACTAACTCGTAACCTGATCTTAATCTGCCAGCTATATTCTTTGTATCATCAAAGCCTAAGCTTTCAGCTCTTATCCATCTATGTCTAAATCCGTCCGGCGCAGTTGGTGCGTCTAGAGATGATGGTGGAGTCCAAACTTGTGGTCTATTTGTTTTAGACCTAGTTTCGACCGCGCGTGAAGTCTTAATCGTTTTATTTTTTTCCATATGCTTATACCTCCTTCGCGATTACTTGTTTCGCATATTCTTCGAGTGGCACACCTAATCTTTTAGCAATTGCTACTTGTGATGGTGTGAGTTTCACTGTTTTTTTGCGTCCTGTTTGGCTTGGACGTTTCGCCGATGCCACAGTTTGAGCAGGTTTTGCTCTTTCTGTAGAATTATCTTCTACCTTAGCAAATTTATGCGGGAATTCAAGTCTTATTCTCTTGTCTATTTCCGCGTAATAATCATCGCTTTTAGGATCGAATCCTTCTTCATTTACAAGTCTCTTATGTAAGTCAAAAGCCGTGTAAGTCATAGCGGAATCGCTTCCAAACCATGAATTTTTTGATGCCCAATCTTCAGCTTTAGGGTCAACACTAGGTGTTTCAGCTTGTTGAGGAGTTATATTAATATCTCTCTTAACATCTGATTTAACAGCATTTTGTTCTCTTGCTTTTAAAGCACCTAATCTTGCAGCATCTATATTTAGACTTGCAAGTTGTTCTTGAGCTACGATTTGTGCATCCACATTACCTGATTCAATAGCATTTTTTAATGCTGTTCTTACAGCTTCTAAATTTGTTTTAACTCTTCTTTCAAATTCAGAAACATAAGTTTTATCAAGTTTAGAATACTTATTTTCAGCTTCTTGTTTAACTGCTTGAGCAAAACGGATAGCTTCTTCTCTTTGTCTTTCCGCTTCTCTTTTTTCAAAAGTTAGTTTTGAAATACGTTTTTTAACGCTTTCGCTATATTTTTCTAACTCACTTTCCTGTTCTTTTTTTACTTCTGTTTTTTGTTCAACAGATTTGTCTTCTTTTTTAGATTCAACAACAGGCTTCTCTTCCTCTTGTTGTACTTCTATTTTCTCTTCTGCAACGGCTTTCGTCTGCTCGTTGTTTTCGTCAAGATTGATTTCAGCTCCTTCATTTTCGCCAACATCAATCATTGGTTCTTGTTTTTTGTCTTCTGGCATAGTGCCTCCTATGTTTAAATGTGATGAAGAACATCTTCAGGATTTTTAATAGTCCCAAGTACTTCGTCATCGTTAAGTAGTCGCACTTCTCCACCTTCTATTGGTAATCTTGAGCCCGCGTAACGAGCAAAGATAACCCAATCTCCTTTTTTACACCATGGACCTGTAGGGTATCTTTCTTTATCATGATACGCTAATGGACCAATTTTTAATACATAACCACAATTAGTAGCTATTCTTAATTTATCTAATGATTCTTGTGCAATAATAATTCCACCTTTAGTTTTATCTTTAGGTGTAAATGGTAATACTAATAATCTCCAACCAGATGGTTCTGGAAGAGAATCAACTAAAGATTCAGAAATGTTTTCTGCTCTTATAGTTTTATCTTCAATTTTTTTATTTTCTTCTTGATATTTTTCTTCAAGACCTAGAACGGTCTTTGGTATTTCTTTTGACTGTGCATCAGTCGAGTTTAATAATGTTTCCGCCATTGTCCTTTTGCTCCTTTTTGCTTAGCAGGTTAGAGAGTTCCTGTAATAAATATTCGTATACACGAATTTGTCCTATCATATACTGGTATTTTTCCATATTGTCAATATTACCTGAAGTAATACTTAAGGTAAGATTTTCTAGTTGGTTTTTAGCCAGTCTTTGTAATTTTGTAATTACTTCTATTCCGTCCATAATTTAACAATTCCACTTTCTTAATGACTTATTAATTCTTGAATTTGGATCTCTTGCAGTTTTAGCTGAAGTTAATTTAGCTCGCATTCCTTTCATCCTACTACAAAAAGACTTTCTTCTATTAGCGGCTTTTGAACCTTTTTTTAATTTACTAGGTTTAGTAGTTACTGCCATTGATAATTTAGAACCTGGATTAGCACGTCTATAAGATGCAATACCTTTTTTATTTAATCCACCTGATTCAGATTTACCTTCTTTACGCTGCCAAGCTGGAGTTTTACCGCCAGACGCCATCATAACTCTACCTCTTCCTCTTAATGCAATATCACCCATATTAATAATATTTAGTAGTCTTTCTTCTATTTTCCATTACTTTTCCACAACCTCTAGCAATACCGCCTTTAGCTTTTTTCTCTCTATCCTTTGTTAATTTTTCAATTAATAATGGATCATTAATTTCTTTTAAAAAATCTTCTAAATCTTTTTTTTGTTGTTCTTCTAATCTTCTACCAGCAGGTCCTCTTAATCTTATTCCATCTCCACCAAAGTCAGCCATTATTTCCAGCCTCTTTTTGCAAGTTTAGGTAATCCTTTTTTAACCATGCCTCCAGTTTTATATTGTTCCATAGTGGAATCTTCTGGATGTATAGAATTAATATATTCATCTTCTCTTTCTTTTTCTATTATTTGTTTATATTTTTTATCTAATTCTTTTTCTGATTTCTTAAATTTATTTTGTTTATCTCTTGCTATTTTATAATATTTTTCATTTGATTGTTCAGAAGTCATTCCACCATCAGCCATTTTCTTCTTTGGGAATCCTTTTTTCATATTTGCATATGCTTCTTTAGAAATAGTAGTTTTTGATTTAGGACGACTTATTCCTAATTTTTTTCTTCTATTAATATTTGCCCAAAGTCCTTGTTTAGCCATTTACTTTTTCTTCTTTTTTGTTTTCTTCTTTACCATTTTGCCTGATTTAGTTTCTTCGTAACCTTTTTCTTCCATAGCATATTCTTTAGCTTCTTCAGCTTTAGATTCCATGCCTTCATGTTCTTCAGACATATCTACATAACCACCTTTAGATTTTTTAACTGCACCTCTTCCAATTAAAACATCTTTAAAAGTTACTTTACCATCTTCATTTAAATCAGGGAATGCTTTTCCACCTTTAGCAAAACCTACTCTTGCTATTCCATTTCCTCTTTTTTGTTTCCCTAAACCTGACATTATCTTTTACCCTTCATCATTTTACCTTTTTTCTTCTTAGACATTTTAGCAGTTATCATATCTGCTTTACCACCATTTTTAAGTGCTTGTCCAGTTCCTTTAATAGCAATTCCACCGCCTCTTAACATTTGTGCTCTTGGTCTTATTTTGTAATCGTTTCTCATTTTAGTTCTCCTTATCCGTTTTCTTGTTCTTTGTTTGATACCGGTTTATTTGCCATAGTGCGTGCCACCGATTCTGCACTTCTGCCCACAACATAACCTCCAAGTCCAATTTGTAATAGTGTCCAAACGTCACCTGGAAGAGTTATAGTTATAGAAGCTTTAAAAAAAAATAATATAACGGGTCCTAATACATAATTCCATATTAATATAAAAATTAATACATACATTAAAAGGGGTCTCCAGCTTGATGCAAACCAGCCGGCTTTAGCTTCTGCTTCAATAATTTTAGCAGCTGCAGTTAATTCTTGTGTATGAGATTGCATCAATTGTGTTTGCAATTGTGCTTTTAATTTTTCTTGTAAGTCCTTATCAGGTACTGATTTCTCAATCGTACTAAAAAGAATTTTTGCTAAAGGTGCTACTGCGTTTAATACCGGTAGCATTTAGAACCACTTCGCTTTTCTTTTCTTTTCTGGTAGCATTCTTCTTTGGCCACCAACTTGTTCTAATTGAGTTTCTTGTGGATTAGTAATTTCAATATCAACTGATTGTGCATAACCATCACTATTTAAAAATTTTGAATGGTCTACTAAATTTCCATATGTAGATCTTGAAGATGAATTTTTATTAGAAGTTACTGAACCACCTTTTGCGTATCCTTTAGATTTTCCTGCTTCAGATAATGCAATTGCAATTGCTTGTTTAGGATTTTTTACAATCTTTCCAGATTTTCCAGAATGTAATTCTCCTTTTTTAAATTCTCTCATAACTTTACCAACTTTAGATTGGCTCTTTGTCATTTTTTTCATAATTATATACCCTTAAATTTAACTTGTTGTGCTCCTTGCTTTGCAAGACTTACACCAGCTCGCAGTTTAGCTAAATTTTCGTTTTGTTCAAGCTTATTTTCATTATTTTGTTGATTCATTAAAGCTCTCATCTTATCTAAGTTCAATCTATCTTCAGCTTCCTTGCGTTTTTGCTCATTTTCCATAGCTCTTAAGTCAACTTCACGTGATTTTAGCTTCAATAATGGGTCAGAATCAAATTGAGAAGTGATTTGGTTCTCCTCTTTCATGAAATCTGATGTCATTTCAGCTACTAATACAGCTTTTCTAGATTCAATCTTTTGCATTATCATTTGTAACTGTTGTCCAAGAGCAGGATTTTGAGCTGCTTGTTGTTGTAACATTGGTAATTGTTGTAATTCTTTTGAAAACTCTAATTGTACTTGTTCTTGAGCCATAATTGATATGTGTTCAAGTATATTTTTTTGAATTGCAGCAACTATAACTGGATTATTTCTAACCATATTTAATTGCATGAAATTTAAATGAGCTTCAATATGTGCTCTATGATCTTGTCCTGGGAAAGCTTGGAATGGTTGAGCTCCCATTGCACTAATATGTTCTAAACTTGGATCCATTGGAGTTGGTCTAGCTGGAGGAGGTAATATCAAATCAATATTATCTACACCAATCGCTTGATACATATCTTTGTAAGCTTGATATAAATTATGAATCTGTGGATTAGATTGAGCAAGTTGTAATTGAGTTTGTGCTAAACTAATTCTTTGTGTTTGAGAAAATATATTTGGATCTGCAACTGGAACAATATCAACTCTATCATCAAAGTCTGCAACTTTAATTTGTTTATTTCCACCTACTACATCATATGGATATACTGGTGGTAAATATGTTTTAAATACATTTGCTAATAATTTAAATTCTTGTTTTAACGAAGCATAAATTCTTTTGTGTATAGCAGACATAACTCTTGAACCACGTTCCAATAACGCTAACGTTGTACCTACAGCCGCTTGTTGATTTCCTTCACCCACTTGTGAGTCAGCGATACTCGCGAAGCGTTGACCTGCTTGAACTACAATACCCATTAGTTGTAATAGTGTTTGATCTGGTCCTTTAAATGGCAATGCCATAAAGTTATCTTTAATATTTCCTCCTGGAGCATCTACATCTCTCCATTCTCCTGGTTGTAATGGCTGTGCATCATCTCTAACTCTAATACCACGCATTTTAAATCCGGCTGGTAAGTTAGCTAAAGTTCCTGCATCTAATAATTGTCTTAATGCAGATGTAGCAGTTCTTGATAAACCACCAATCATATGAATTAAACCAAATCCATAGAAACCAAGTCCTGGTAAAAATTTGAAATGTACAAAGTAATTAATTTTATTTTTCTTAGGATCTGTTTCAGAATAGTTTCTTCTTATTGATAAAACTTCTCTTGAAGATTCTTCAATAGTTACAACGTATGGAAGTTTAATACCTGTGGGCTCACCAGTCTGTGGATCTTTATCTTCAAATCCTTCCAGATCTAAATAAACATGACACTCTAATAAAGTGTAAATATCATCTTGTCTTTCAACTCTAATACCTTCTAACTTTTGTTTCTTTTCTTGTAATTGATCTGTTTGAATAGCTGGTTCACCAAGTTCAACATCTCTATAAAAACCACTTACTTGTTGTTTTCTTAAATCATTTGCAGAAATTTTAATTGCATGAATTACAGCTTCAGCATCTTCTAATGAAGTTGCAGAATAAGGAACTACTAAATCTTCAGCTGGAATAAATTTAGATACAGCTCTACCTAATAATTCATCATAATAAACTTTTTTAAATGTAGATCCTGATAATGGTAAATAAAATAACATTTGATCAAACTCTGGTTCATATTCTTTCATGACATCCATAATCTCATAGTTCATGAAATCTTTAACTCTACCTGCTTGATCTAATCTTTCAGGAGTTATTGCACCAATGATTTGAGTTCTTACTGGACCATCAGCTGGAAGTAATTCTTTATAAGCTTGTGATTGAAATTGTGTTACTGATTCTGCAAGTACTGGATGAGTTACACCTGATGCACCTCTAAATGGTTCTGTTCGTCTTTCATATTTAAATCCTAAAAGATCTAAACCATTTGTATATGTTGTTTCCCAATCTTGTCTTGATGAACGATATTCAAGATAGTTATCTACTAATTCTGAACCTATTTGTCCTAGTTCTTGTTCGTCAATTATTTCTGCTAAATTTGAAGAATGATTATCTGATTGTAATTCTTGAGTTGGATCAAAAGAAATTTCTACACCACCATCTTCCATTTGATTCATTTCAACATTTTCATTTACAATTTCTGGAGCTGTTTCGTTTACAGTCTCTAGACCGATTTCTTGTTCTTTGAATTCTGGATCCGATGGAGTTGGTGTAACGTTCGGTAATGATTTATCTATTTCAGCCATGATTATATTCTATCTTTTTTTAAACAATGATTCAACACCTTGAGAATTAGGACCTTTAACAGGTGGTATTGTTTTTGTCAAATTGGTATTAACTTTTCCGCCTTTACTAATGTAACCACCATTTTTAATTCCAATAGGTTCTCTATAGACAGCATTTAATATACCTTCCAAACTTGGCATAACAGGTCTTGATTCTTTTGGAACAAGATCTCTTGGTTCAAACATAGGCATTGTAATAAACTCATCTTCTATTATTTCAAGATTAGGCATCTTAGCATCTAAACTAGATAACAATTCATTTTCAGAATAAGATTCATATTTGCTTAAAGGTTCTTCTGCTTTTTCTTTAACTCTACCCCCCTTTTTATAATTGAATACTGGTGATCCTTTACGCTTTAAAAATCTTCTAAAGCCTGCATTAGTATCTGGAAATGATTCAGGATCTGCATTAATTAATTCTATAAATTCTTCTTTAAGTAATTGTTTAACATCTTCAGATACAGATCCACCATCTCTAAAGTTTATATCAGATGGATCAAAGTTTGGATCATCCGGTAATCTTCCTCTTGTATCTTTAGTTGTTTTTAATTTATTATAAACTTCATTCAAACTTTCATTAGTATTCTTACCTGTAATTAATTCTTTAGCTTTATTTCCAAATATATTTTCAAATACATCTTCAGCTTTACCTCTTGATAATTGATCTATTTGTTTTGCATTTAATGAAATTAAATCATCATCTAAAAATTGTTTAATTAAAGTTTCAGCTTCAATAGTTTTTCTACTAATAGGAGCAACACCTTTTTCTCTCATCAAACTTTCAAGTCCAGGTCCTGTAATCTTTTCTTTGGTTGCAAGATCTACAACTTCAGCAGTTGTTTCTTTTGGTTTAATAACTCCTAAAATTCTTTCAACATTATCATTAAATGTTTTTAATTGTCTTTCTGTAAATTGACCTACATAGTCAGAAGCATTTTGAACTATGCCTCTCATACTATCTACAACTTCTGGTTTTGAATAATCAAAATCTTTTGGAGTAACTTGTCTATTAATTAATCTATCTATTTCTGATCCTGGTATTGGAGTTACATTTGTTCTACTACCAATATTAGGTTTAATACCTAACTCTTTTAAATTTTCAAATAGTCTAAATAGGATCTGTTTCATTTAGTAGTATTCCTTTTCCTCATGAATAATTTTTTCATCTGCATAATCCTCTGGGTGTTCAATAAAGCCACCCTGTCTAAATCTCATTAAAGCCTGTGTCATTGAGTCAACAAGGTCATCGTGATCCCCAAAAGGAAATGCCGCGCATTCCTCAATAACCTCTTCTGCAAACTTATGG